CAAAAGCACGTTGCCACCAACGATTAAGTGTTTAAGTGCCTCATGCACCGCAACTCTGTCGCCAGATGTTTCAATCTCAGACATAACCGCCCGTTCATATTCTCCTAGCTGTTGCTCTATTTGTGTACGAGCAGCATCATCTTGAGCCAAATCTTTAAGGGTATAAGGCTCAACCATGAATCTAAAGAATGGTGAGTTAGGTGGCATGAGAGCCAGTGACAATTTGGATGCTAAGTTATTAACACCCCTCGCACCATGGCCTTGAAACGGAGTATATAAATCACTTGTTTCGTTATGGACATCAGGTGGAATGAGAGATGGTATTGTTAGTTCCGAGCAGTCTCTGGCTCTATCTAAGTAAGATTGTCTTGTCTGTTCGAGTTGTCGGTAACGAGCTTCTGCTGTTCCTATACTCATTTAATTCTCACTTGTTAATTTGTAGACCAGTGTTCTTATCTATGTTTGATAAAGTAGGGTCTAAGTCTACTCTTAGTTGTGATGTTCCAGCGGCCTTATCAGCTACTGCGCCTTTTTCTGCTGCATCACCACTCTCAGGTGTTGATGGGTCATACATATTTGTCATGACAGGATTTGGCGCAGGTGGAGCTGCGGGTGGCGGGGCTGGTGGTGGTGGGTCGGATTTTCCTCCTCCAAAGCACATGATATTATTCTCCTAATGATGAAGCCAATTGGTCTTCATGGATTGTATTTAAAAAATCGATAATTGAGCGTTGTCCTCCACGCCACATAAGTTCTTGATAGTTTTCATCAAGACTTGGACTTTTATCTGGGAAGCGTTTGTTCAATTCATCAATTAGTTCATTCGAAACGTGTGGAAACATATGTATTCCTCTTTAGTGCAACTAACGAAACTTGCCCCATATAGGGACAAGCTAAGTAGTTTATTATCATTCACAGCTCTTTTGACCTGTATCTTTGTCAATAAAACAAGCCTCTGCTTTAGGTGTTTCTTTGGAAGGTACTTCATTTAAAATTCCGTATCTTTTTCCAGCTGAACGAAAGGTGGTTATACCCTTACATCCTGCCTTCCATGCATCAAAATACAGTTCTTTAAACTCATCATAGCTAACATTATCTCCAACATTACATGTCTTTGAGACTGCGCTATCTACATATTGTGAAGTCAAAGCGAGAACCGCAAGATGGTCTTGAGCAGATATTTCATTGGCAGTTCGACCATGCACACCGTGTCGATATGCATAATCTTCCACTCGTTCCACTTGATGACCATCAAATTGTTGAATGGTTCTATCAAAGAAGAGAGCGAAAGGTGGTTCAATCCCACTACTTACATTGTCAGCAGTCAGTGAAATAGTACCTGTTGGTGCAATGGATGTAAGGTGTGAGTTCCTTATTCCATTAGCTTCAATCTTAGCTTTAACCCAGTCAGGTAACGTCTGGATAAACTTACTCTGCATGTATTTATCTGCATCATATAAAGGGAAAGACCCCTTCTCTGCAGCTAAGTCTGCACTTGTAGAATATGTGTAGTCTCTAAGAGTTGATAAGATAGCTTCAGCAAATTGCATGAACTCTTCTGATGCATAGGGTTTGCCACACATTTCAGCTGCGTTTGCTAAACCTGTAATGCCTAAGCCCATACGGCGTTTGTTCTTTGCTTCAACCATTTGTGCTTCAAGTGGGTAAATGGTTCTATCAACCACATTATCCATGGCACGAACGACTGTTCCGATGTCATTAATAAAGAGGTCTAGGTTGAACTCACCTTCACTTACATATTTTGTAAGATTAAATGAACCAAGCAGACAAGCACCATAAGGTGGAAGAGGTTGTTCGCCACACGGATTGGTTGCTTCAATCTTCTCACAATAATGCAAATTGTTCATATTATTAATGGTATCTATGAACAAAACCCCCGGCTCTGCCCAATCCCAAGTTGACCTCATAATCATATCCCAAAGGGCTACAGGGTCTACTTCACGGTGTACCTTTCCCTCAAACTTTAATGGGAATGGTTTGTTCTGTTCGAGGCATTCCATGAATTCATCGGTCACTCCAACAGAAATATTAAAGCCACCAAGTGTGCTACCATCATTCTTAGCTGTTATGAATTGTTCAATATCTGGATGGTCAATTCTAAGGACACCCATCTGTGCGCCGCGTCTGTGTCCACTACTTGCAATGGTCTGGCATACTGCATCAAATATTTTCATAAAAGAAACAGCACCAGATGCTTGGCTTTCTAGGGATTTTATACGGTCACCTCGTGGACGCAATCGGCTGAAATCATATCCGATGCCACCGCCACGCCGCATTGTTTCAGCAGCTTCAGTGGCTCGCTGCATGATGCTATCCATGCTGTCACCAATAATGCCAGAAACAAAGCAATTATAAGCCGTGGTTTGACGTGCTGCACCCATTGCATTTTGCACACGACCAGCAGGAAGAAAGCGCATGTATCGCATGGCATCTTTAAAGTCTTCAAAATGCGTTGCATCATCCTTGAGAGCGTCAGCAACTCGCACAACTTTTGAGTAAAAATCTTCACCTGTTTGGCGATATTTAACTTTATCAATTTCTTCTGAAATAGGCATTGATGGCCCATAGTATTGGTTGTGATTTTTGTTCATCTTTTATCACCATTGCCTTTCAGTTTTCCTCGCTCTTTTCGGGATTGAAGTTTGGCAATATTTTCTGAGGCCAATTCAGATAATGGCTTGTTATGAATGCGGGCCAATTCTGAGATAAACCAAAGAACATCTCCACATTCTGCTAAGATGTCTTCCATTGGATAGGGTCTATCTGAGCGATAATACTTGGCAATGTGTCCTGCAACTTCACCTGCTTCTGCAGCAAGCCCAAGGCTTAAATACTCAAGTGCAGTCTTCTTTGAGTATATTGCAGTAGTCTCTGCAGCCTTTTGATAATCGTCGAATAATTTCATGTAGTTACTAGACACTCCTAATCTAATTGTTCGATACGCATTTCGCAATATCGTATTGTTTTTTGCAGGTCAGTTATTTCTGATTGCACTTGTGTTTGGTTTGGATACAGCTTCATACCTGCACGACTTGCGTACTTAATTATGTTGCCTCTCCAAAATTCCATTTCGTTGAGCATGATGTATTCAGCAGGTTCTATTCTGTAGCTTGAATAGTGTTGTGGATTTATCACGTCTTCATTCATTTTGGTGTCCATGGGATTACCTCTTTTGTTTCAAAATTGTATTCGGAAGCACGACAAATACGAGCGACTTGCGCTTGAATAAGAGCCACCTCTTCTGACAATTTTTTCTTTTTAAATGTTGCTAAAGTTGCATCCCAAAGGTCAGCACTTGTTTGGCATTCTGCTAAAATTTTTTCTGCAGTTTTTGGGCCTATGCTGGGACATCCAGAATAGCCATCAACAGCATCCCCACAAAGTGTCTGAAGCATGTGATTATAGTCAGCTTCAAACTCTGTAATGGTGTGGATTTTATTGTCTTTTGCAGGGTTATAAATTTTACACGGAATTGTTTTGAGGTCTTTGTCCTCTGAGACAATGATACAGTCTTCTTTAGAAGATGTAGCAGTGATGCCTAGCAAGTCGTCTGCTTCTAATCCGTCCACAATGATAGCATTGAACTGCGCTTGCATCCAATTGCGCAGAAATGGAAGGAGCATAGGCTTACGCTTATCCTTCCTATTGGCTTTATAAGAAGGGAGAATACTCTTACGCCAGTTGTTTCCCCCAGTTAAATATAGAGAAATGAAGCCTTCACCTAACTCTTCACTAATATCTGCGAAATAATTAAGACAATATGCCATCGCGTCATCTTCAAATCCATGAAGCGTCCATAGGCCATTGCCCCAGTTTGTAGGCTGTTCAGCTGCAGTGGCTGCTTTGAAGGCAACAATGTCTGCATCTACAAGAAACTTGGTCATTGCATCTTACCTCCATCTATACTGTGCATGATGGAAGGCTTTTTCTGTGTATCGAGCATTGTGTTTAAACAAATACTAGCTGCGGTGTGGGTGATTTGCTTCATGTGTTCATCATTTTTTAAACACGATTTATTTAAATTAGCTATGCACTCACTCATGGTAGCCACAACGGCTACGTCGAAATCAACGTCTGTCATATATATCCTATGGGGTTGGTTTAATATTAAACTATTATTTATTTTAAGAATTTTAATTCACGATTGAAGTGAACAATTCGATGACAATTGGCACAAAGTAAGTGGCATTTGTCTGCTTCTTTTATGATGTCTTCCCACTTTCTATCCATATTACGTTGGGATAATGGGAATTTCTTTTGGCTTGGGTCTTTGTGATGGAAGTCAAAGGCGACATATAAGGGAGACGCATTGCATCTCTCACATACGCCACCTTTATAAGCGACTAATTCACGTCTACGTCCATTACGCTTGGTACGGTTTTTGTCAGTGCGTGTCTGCCCATGTCTGACCCTGCTTGTATTCACCCGTGAGCGGGCATCGCAGTTCGTAGTATTCCCCAGCAAGTTCAAAAGATTTGACTGCTTCTCGTCCGACAATATCGGCTAACTCCTTTTTGCATATGACTTGGATTTCGTCATGGACATGCGCCACAAGAGCGTAGTCCTTTCCAAATTCGTAGCCCATGCGGGTTAAGTTTTCGTAGAATATGACTGTTGCTCTCTTGGCTAGGATTGCCCCAGCTGATTGCAACAGCATGTTTAATGCAGAATGTTCAGACCTAATTGGTAGTGTTCGACCATCTAATCCAGTCAATGACCCCTTGGCCTTCACGCTTTTTATAACAGCTTCACGTAGTATCTTGATTGCGGGTGTTGCTTTCATGAATTTGTTTATAAGTTTACGACCTTCAGCCTCACTACCCCCTACAATAGAACCAATCTTTGCAGCACCTGCCCCATATAAAAATCCATAGATAAATACCTTGGCATTACTTCTCGTAGGCAAACCAGCCGAGCGTTGATTCATGGAATGCACGTCCCCAGAGGAAACCTCATTGGCATATATTCCATCGTCATACTTAGCCATATAATGAGCCAAGCAGACTAATTCTAAGGATGATAGGTCTGCGCCAACAAGCACATTGCCCTTTGGTGCATGAAATAATGAGCGACATTCAACACCGTAAGGCGCACTTACACTAGGCGTTTGGGAAACATTGGGTCTGTTATGTGTGCATCGGAAAGTTGCAGTGCCTGATGTTATTACCTGACCATGCATTTTTCCATTTCGCTCTAGCTTGAGCCAAGCATTTGCCCCAGTTGCCAGTTGTCCTATGCGTTTATTAAGCAAAAGAAACTCAAATAAAAGGTCTGCTTCTTCATAATCAAGCTGTTTTAGAACGTCTTCATCCACTTTAGGCTTACCATTTGTGGTAAATTCAGTGGGCTTCCACCCATGAACAACCTTCAATCTGTCTGCAATATGGTCACGACTGGCTGGATTAAAGACAATGCCCTTCACTTTGAACGTCATCACACCCTTCTCATAGCCGCGTGTTTTATTATTAACTTTAGGTATAAATGGTGTGCGTATTTCCCAAGGCGGGAATGCTTCTTGTAGCTTCCCTTCTAAGATTGCCTTGCGAGTTTGTAGCGTCTCCAAAAGTTTGTTTGCAGCTGGTACATCAAAGTGAAACCCATGGGCTTCTTGCTTGCGAATAATAGCTGCAAACTCATGCTCAAGTAACACACTTTCTGGTGTCGGTTTCTTACTCAAAATCTTTTCATAGAGCGTGAGATTAGAATAAATATCACCCTCACAATAGGTCTGCATTTCTTGCGACCAATGTTCCCAACCAGCTTCATAAGTGATTTTGTGAGTGCCTAATCTATGTCCCCACGCTGCCAATGAATGTGACCCAATAAGTTTTCTTGGGAACTCAGCATTTTTCTTTATGTAATTGAAGTCGTTTTGCTTTAAATCAGACCACACGAGACGGGATAAAATCAGTGTATCGTGTAGCTCTCCAAGGTAAGTAAAGCCATAGATTTTAAACAATGCTGGCAGGTCAAATCCTTGGATATTGTGACCAATTAATAGTTCTGCGTTGCCTAATATTTCAAGGCCATCTTTAATAGATGTGTATCCAGCTTGGTCTGCGCAAGATAGCATCTCTTTTGTGTCGATGTCTAGCATAACCAATGAGTGACAAACATTAAGTTCATCAAGTAAACCATTGGTTTCTATATCGAATAATATACGTTTCAAATAGCTGTCCCTCTCGACTAGCAGTTAAAAATCTTCCGTAACTTCAGTTTCATCCTCAAAGGTTTGGGGGTCTTCAACTTCAGACATACGGCCTGTTTCTTTGTCGTAATAAACGTAACAACCCACACCTGTTTCGCCCGTGAACCTATTCTTTAGAACACGGATAGTTGAAACATTTGGGGTGTCAGATTGTTGGTCGCGTTCAACGCCCAAACAGATGTCACTGAGTTGCGCAATTGCTGCACTTCCTCTGAGTGAATTTAGGTTTGTTTCGAGGCCATTTTCCCAGCCTCTATCCCCTGATGGACGCTTCAAATGTGATACGAGAATGAGGCCAAGACCTGTCTCTTCACACAGTGAACGCAGCTGGGTCATTATGGAATCGATAGCCTTGCGTTCATCATGATTTTCTTGAGAACTTACGACTATTGATAAATGGTCTAAAACGACCCAGCCTACGTCACATGCTTTGGATAAATAGCGTATTCGATTTAACAGGTTATCAGTCGCCATTGACCCAAAGTGGTCATACAAAAACACACGTCCACTTCCAACAGTTTCGTCAAAAGCAACACGCAGTTCTCCTTCAGTCACGCCTTCTCTGGCAATATGCAGTGGTTTGTTCATGGATAATCCCATGAGTGACAGAGCTGTGCGCTTCGTGTTTTCCTCAAGAGCAATGTAACCAATGCTCTCTCCACGTTTTAAGAGTTCATAACTAATCTCTCGACACACTTGGCTCTTTCCAACGCCAGAACCTGCAGTGATTGTGACCAATTCACCCCGCCTCATGCCTAATGTTTTCTCGTTTAGCTTTGCAAAGGGGTAATCAATAGAGGGAATAACATCGTCTTTGATGATGTCGTCCCACATATTCTTTCCATCTATAATCCCATCAGGGCGATAGACTTTGGCATCCCACATGGCGTTTACAAGTTCGCCATGCTTTTTTGCAACGAGCATTTCGTTGGCATCTTTCAGTGGCAAGGTGGTTATATATGCCTTT